CGGTGCCATAGCGATCTCCTGGTTAGGCCGCCGTCGTCCAGTTGGCAGCGCGTGAAGCAGCGTTCACGAGAATGGGCCATCCCGTTGAGTCATAAGCCACGGTGTCGCCGGGCTTCAGAAGCAAGAACAACCGGTTCGGAATGACGAGGCGCCCCTGTGCGAAGGCGCCCGGCACAATGGGGTGTGCCGGGTTGATGTCGTCGAGGATGTGCGCCGCGATCGCGGCAATGTCCGCGATCGCCGTTTCAGGGTTCCAAGCCGGCAAGCATGTCAGCGTGGTCGTGGCATTGGTGCCGAACGCTTTCAGAGCCATGGATCACCCGAAGGTCGAGTTGAAGGCCGACGTCGATTCGATCCGCATGAAGAACGTCTGGTTCTCGATCAGCGTGCCGTAGTAGCACTTCCACCCGACCACGCGGAGCTGATTGAGCGGATCGGACTTGTCGGCTTCCTTCAGGTACGTGAACTTCACGTTGTCCAGCATGACCTGCCCGTAAGCGCCACGACCGAAGACGAACGTGGGGTAGACGGTAACGCCGTTGGCCGGCGCCGCCGGCGGCACCTGCGCCGTACCCAGCGCCGTGATCGTCACGGTCTGGCCACCCGTGAGCTGCGTAGCCTGCCCCTGCATCGGCCCCGACGTCGGCCCTGCCGTGGAAAGACCGAGGTTGGCCGGCGTGGTATCGGTCGAGAGGTAAACGTTGAAAGTGTAGCCGGACACGCTGGGCAGGATCACGTCAACGGAACCGTTCGGGCCGGTAACCGAGATGCCGGACGATACGCCGTAGATGCGCGTCTCGTACTGATTCTGCGTGTCGGAAGCGGTGACCTGAATGTAGTAAGTGCCGGTTGCGAGTGAGCCCGCGGTGGTCGCAGAGCCCTCGATCGCGGTAACGCCGACGAACGCCGGCACCATGTTCGAAGCGCAGAACCGGATGCTGTTCCACTCCCCGACTTCCGAGTTGTAGAGCCGGTTGATATCGGAGCGGCTCCAAGCCGTCGCGATCGTGTTGTTCTCCTGCAAGTCGCTGGAGACGAAGGGGTGGAGCACCGCAACGTAGTGCGGCTGGGTGCGCGGGTTGGACGACGCCTTGGCGCCGCCGGCGGACGCCGCCAGCTTGGTGTCCGTCATCTCGTCGCCCATGTAGCGAGGCGCGCCGAGCGTCACGAGCTGGGAGAAGGCCCGTGTAACCTCGTGTGGGTTCATGACGTCGCCAGCAATCAGCGCGCCGCGCGAACCGCGCGAGTTCACGTAATTGACTTGCGTTCCGCCAAGCAAGTTGTTGAAAGTATTGCGTTCCAAGGTTTCCGCCACCTGCAGGCCGACAAGCTCCGTGGCCTTCTTGAAGAGCGGATGCTTGATCGTGAGCTCGGCGACGTCGGTGATTGTCACCTTGTCACCCCACTGCAGCGCAGTGGCCGACACCTGCTCCAGCGTCATCGTCTCGCCGACTGGCGGGACGCCTTCGCTCAGGGGTGCGAAGGGTAGCGGGATACGCTGATACCGCGATGCGGTATAAGTGGTGCCGCGGCCTTTGGGAAGCTCGAGAGGATCGCCAAACTGGTATACCACCAGCTGCCGACGGGCCAGGGGGAGGGTCTGGTCCGCAATATATGCTTCAATATCGGCAGAAAACTGGGACGCCTGATTGACGGCCATGCTCGTCATCTCCTTGTACGGGCACGGCTTTTACGGCCGACACCCTAGAGTGGAACCCCTTCCAGACGCTTCTCCGGCGAGTCCTGCTGCCGGCCGCGCTGCGAAGCCGCGTTACTCTTGGCCCCCGCGGGAGCCACCGTCTGCTGAGCGACCCGTGCCGCCCCCTTAGCCTTCGCCTTGGCGCCCGCGCCGGCTTGCGCCAGCGCCCGATCGCCAATAACCCACTTGAGCATCTCGATCCGCGGAATGTTCTGCGGAGGAATGCCCTTTGAAGGATTGCCCTGTCGCAGCTCCGCCAGTCTCCGCTCAACTTCCAACTCGTACTTCGCGAACACGGGGTTGCTTGACACTTTGGCCGAGAAAGCAACCTTATCCGCTTGATCCTGCGCCTGAAAATGCGCCATTCCCAGTTTCTGGTCGAACTCGCGCCGGGCCTTCTCCAGCTTGTAATCCGACCGCTCTTCCGGCGTCATCAGCGCGAGGCGCTCCGCCTCCTGCTGCTCCGTCAGCTGCTCATTCCGGGTCCGCGTCAGCTCCGCCAGCTGCCGCTCGACCCGCTCCGCCCGCTCTTCGGCGGCCTTGGTCCGCTCCGCAAGCGCCGCGATCCGCTGCGCGCCGCGGGTAGGCTTCGGCTCCGGCTCTTCGTCGGCGGCGTCTACGCCGTCCGCGCCGGGTCCGTCGACGTCTTCGGCGCCTTGTCCGTCAGGCTGTCCGGCGGCATCGCTGGACTCGTCGAGCTCTGTGCTGACTTCGTTTCCGTCCGTCCCGGTATCGTTTTGGGTTGTGGAATCGGGTTGCTCGACATCGGGCGCCTCTTCAGTTCCGTGCACGTCGCTCATGAACTTCTCCTTCGGGGCTTACGGCCACCAGGCGGGGACGACTTACGGTCGTCAATCGGATCAGTCGCTTACGGCGACAAGTCGATGTTCCAGTGTAGCGAAGGTGCGCAAAGTGTCAACTAGGCGGCCTTTACACGATATCACAGTACATAGAACCGTGACCTCTAAAGCCTATGTAGCACCGGCCATAAATGTCCTTATCGCCTTCGATTACCGTTATAGAATCATTCATTCCGAGCGGCCAGGTATCGGTGTCAGCGCTCAGAAGCATTGTCGGTTCAGTAAACACCCCATTATCGAACCGCCAGATCCCATAACGACGCTTCCACCAACCCGCCACAAAAATGGTTGGATAGCCCCCCACGACTTGGGCTTTGCCGATTCCAAACGCGACAACCGACAGCATGTTCGCTATGCTGGTCCAAGTTACCCCGCCATTAACCGTTCGCGAAAATTCTGTTCCCAAAGCCGGATGATCCTCAGGCGTATTATGCCCAGGTGTTGCAAACAAATGGCCTTCATACCCAGGTACTGCTTTAGCTGAGCGAACCACTAGAGAAAAGTTTAACGGGTAGGGATCACCACCAAGAGCCCAGTCAACACCCCTGTTCGTTGTACGCCAGCACCCCCGACAATTAGGCGTCTGCCCCGACCTATAATTAAACATGTAAAAAGTATTAGGGTTTACTGTGTCCGCAGTAATTGTTTTCTTCGGAGTTTGGATGCTGGTAGCCCATCCTGTTTCGCCGGTTGTTAGTGTGTTTGGAATACTAATTACGTCCCACTTAGCTCCATCGTTCGTAGATATGTACGGCCGCGGCCCCGAAGATGTTGAAGGTATCCAAATGTAAACCCCGTCGTTAATAGCGATCATGTCGTAATTCAGTGGCGTAAACGGATTGGAAGCGAACACATTAAATAAGTCACCGCCGTTATCCGAGTAGCCGCACCCGTTGGCAGAATTTCCGACGATCACCAACTTGTTTGCGTTTTGTGGGTCGCGCGCAATTGTGAAGCCGCGCGTCAAAGGCACAATGGTTGGCGCTCTGTATATCGAACTGGGTGCCGTATCGAGATCAGCCATCGGTCTGCGGTAAGCGTACTCGTCCCACACCGCTATAAACAAATCTTGTCCAGCTTCGTGGTTCAAATCGTTCACAACTAATTCTTCAATTCCCTTCGAGTTGCACGTCCATGTCGGCGCCACGCCAACCGTATAAGTTGCTGACCACACGCCTTGCCCCAAACCAATCCATAGTTTGTTTGCAACAAGAGGGTCAAAAACCATCTCAGTAGAAGATAGGGCAGCGCCCGCAAGATTTATGATGTCGTCAGCTTGCCAAGGTGAATCACCCGCGGCAAAAGTCTGCGAAGCTTTGCTATGTGTGCTCCAACTACTTCCACCGTTAGTGGTGAACTCAAAAACCATATCTGCGCGCATGGTGGCAACTTTGCCAACCGCGCTAACATCCACCGCAATTACGTATGTGCTGGTGCCAGTTCTAATATCCGACCACACTCCAGCTTCGCATTTTGAAACAAATCGGTTAGCCCCAATTAGGTGGGAGATGTAATAAGTACCGGCGCTATCAATTCCAGAATTTCTGACTGGTGCAACGACAGTGCCTGACGACAGTACCCACGTAACGCCAGCGTTGGTAGACTTGTAAACACCAACGCCGTAAATGCAAACCCATATGACATTAGTACGTCCGTTCGTAGTACCAGAATTTACATCGAACTGCCACTCGCATGCACCGATGCCAGTTCCGGTCGACGGCAAACCTGTTACGTCAGTCCAACTTAGTCCTCCGTTGAAAGAAACCTTGGGGAATGAGCCGGGATTGGGAGCGTAGATGACATCAGCGTTGTTTGGGTCGATGCCTATTTTTGGCAACAATCGAGTGCCGCCATTAGGACCTGATTGGTCATTAGGATCGAAGTTATCATTGCTCGTCAGCGGGTAGTTCGTAATTCGCGAGCTAACGCCTTTGTCGGTTGAACGCCAGATCGAATTGTTTCCCTCTACATTTCGATTAGTAAAAACTAATTTATCGCTGTCATCCCAAGCAATACGAGCATCAGCAACGCCGCTATCGTTGCCAGCATATCCCTCATGCACTGAAATAGCCATTCGCGGCTGAGTACAAATCTGCTCCCAGCTCGATGTGGCATCAACATAGATATAAGCGCCACCAACGTCAGTACCGGCAAACTTAGAGCCGTCAGAACTGATGCTTAAGTGTGTGACAAAACCGCCGCCGTTGATGGTGACAGGCTTCCACAAAACGGTTTGGAACCATTTCTTTTGTGCAAACCAAGCTGCTTCAGCGGACCACAAACTGCTTAAGGTTAGTACTGAAATAGCGGCCAGTAATTTACGTCGTGTGAGTCGCATCAGCCACCGATTATCCGACCGCCGCCAGAAGAGGGAGGCGTGATGGTGACGCCGGTGTTTCCGCCCAAATCTAAAGAATTTGTCGCGGTGAAGGTGGCGCCGCCCGTAAAGGTAACATGGCTAACAGCGGCCCAACTCATCGTTGGTGCGCCAGAAGCAACGCTGATTGTGCCGACTGCTCCGCTCGTCAAAGATGAAGAAGGCCCTACCCAAATCGGGGCCGAAGACGAACCCGCCCACGTAAAAGCGTTGGTTATGGTCTGTGTTGCTGCGGAAGAAATAACAATCAGGTTTGGCCCGGTGACATTCAAATTAGCGAAAGTGTTAGCCCCCGAGATGGAAGTCGGACCGCCACCGGCGTTAGCCGCGATCGTAACTGTGTTGTAAGTCAGACCGCCGCCCTGAAAATTCTTCACGCCCGCAGATGAGCCTGAAATAACTATCGTAGAAGAATTGGCGTTAAACGTTAAACCTGTTGTTGTGGCAACGTTCCATGGATTGCAAGAATTTCCGGCAGTGGCTGTAACGGTCAGCGTCCAAGTGCCATTACCCATATTAAGGGTGCGCGTACCTGAGCCTGTCCCACTAAAAGATACACCGCCGCTTCCCGATAAAGTAACATTGTTGTTGTTGGCTGAAAAATCGAGCGTGCCAGTGAAAGCACCCATCGTAATAGACTGGACCGTAACCGTAGTATTAACGGTAACAGTGCCCCCGCCCGAACTTCCATCAAACGTAACTGTGTCAGCAGAACCAGGAACAGTCTGCCCACCGGCGCCGCCGGACGTAGCTGCCCAATGTGTGGTGTCAGCTGCGTCCCAAGTGCCGGTGCCTCCAACCCAAAAGCGTGACGCAGCATTAGCGTCTACGATCAACGCCAACGTGAGAAGCAGCCAACTGGCTACACCTAAAATTTTCGTGTTCATTGCTGCACCCACGCGATGACACCAGCAAGTGGTGTAGCTGCTGACGTGATCAAGCAAAGATCGACGTTAGTGCCCGCAGTAGCAGCCACAGCTGCAGCGCCGTTGCCGATCGAAAATCCGCCATTTGCTGCGAAATTTGGACCGTTAGCAGCAGTCGTGCCACCGATCACGCCTGCCGTACCGCTTCCGCATGTGCCGCCCGTGCCTTCGACGATCGCAACGTTGTCCGCCGCAGCCGAAGTCAAAAGCATGTAGCAGATATAAGTTCTTTTTGCAGCTGTTGGTGCGACGATGCGCGTTGTCGTGGCCGTGGTTATGCTGATGGGCGTATAAGTCTTAGCAACATTTTGACACGGCTCGCTGACTGGATTTTGTACGCTCAACACCGCAGCAGCAGGAACGCCAGCCGTACCAGTCGCGAGAGTGCCCGACGTCAAGTTTTGATTATTGCGCTTAGTCAGAGCTACGAGAGTGCAAGTGCCGTTGTCGGTTGCACATGCAGCATCAGTCGTTGCACCTAATGCGACGTCAGCGCCGTTCGCTATCGTGGTTGCCCCACCAAACGACGTGATCTGGTTGCCCGAAGCGTCAACAATCGCCACCGTCTGGGAAAACGTCGAACCCAGCGAAAGGCCGGTCACACCACGAAGTGTGCCTCCGACGTTAATTCCATTGTAGATGCCAGTCGCGGGCACCGCAGCGCCGATCGTTGGGAACGTCAGCGTCGCCGCAATCGTGCCGCTGATACAGAGACTGCCCGTCGTATCGACGCCGATCGTCGCTGGCGATCCCACGGGGAGCGTACGTGGGGGCGTGCCGCAAGTCGCGAACTGGATCCAGGATTGTGCCTGCGCCGGCTGTGCAAGCCCGATGAAAAGCAACGCTGCCGCAATCGCCGCACGAATCATGGCCGTTCTCCATACTGCCGGGCTTGCTTCACGAAGTCCTGCCGAAGCGGGAAGACCCGTGCCGCCTGCTCGAAGTTAAAACGCGCGTCTGCGTACTGCTCCGAACGCCGCGCTGCCCGTTCGAACAGGATCTCGGCGAATATCGACGTGATCGCGTAAAGCGTCCCGAGCGTGACAAAGCACCCCCGCCATAACAGCGAGAAGAAAGCCTGTGGTCGGGAGATGGAGCGGGAATCCAAAGCAACCCTCCACGAGAATCGTCAGTAGAACAAGACGTTCCGTGTGCATCTTCGCTTGGAAAGCTATCACTATAACCGCAAAAAAAGCAATGGAGCCTATTCCGAGCTCATAAATCAGTTCGAGCGCATCGTTGTGCAAATGGTTCGTCCCCGGAAAGTCCGTATAGACGGAGCCGAGCCCGTGACCAAAAAACGTGAGCGCGCCGAGCGCATCGCGCCACACCGCGATCCGGATCGCAACGGACTCGAGCCGATAACCCGTCGCGAGCATGGCTAGCACCGCAGCTGCGATCGCAAGAAGCAGCAACACCGCCGCGGCGCGCGAACGGCCCCAGAGCCATGCAAACGCGGCTGCCGACACCGCCAGGAGCGGCCCGCGCGCGCCGGTGAGGGCGAGGCACGCTGCCGGTGCGCACGCCAACAGGTACTGCCGCAGGCACAGCAACCCAACGAGAACCGGCGCCGCGGCTTCAGCGAGGAAATTGGGATTGATGAAAGTCGACCCCGAGCCAAACATCTGAAAGCCTAATACCAAAGCATTAAAGGCTAAGCCCCAGCCCATTCCAGCTAGTACTTTTGGGCTATCCTCCGTGCGCACCAGCGCGAAAACGCCAGCAAGCAGCGAAAACTTAAAAAGTATGTCTAACCCATTGAAAACATTTGAAGTCCACAACAACGAGACAGCAGCGATCGCCAACACGGCGACAGCGCCCCATCGGTGTTCACGGGGGCGAATCATCAACAAAGCTGGAACGACGATCGCGAGCAGCGCCCAGCGCGGAGCGGTCGCCGCGCTGTAGAACGGTGGCCACACCAGCACCGTCAGCGCGAACGCCAAAATGCTCACGGATCACCCCGTCTTGCGAGGAAACACCGCGGGATCTTGCAACGAATCCTGAGAAATCATGCCAGGAGGCCCCTGAGTCCGAGGAGAACCGGGCTGCGCGCCAATCCGAGGGCTGCCGGCAACCCCCGGCGCGGGACCGCCGCCGGGCTCCATTCCACCTGGGACGCCAGGCGCACCCTGCATCATCGGCACCTGTGCCTGCATCGCCGCCATCTGCTTACGCTGTGCCTGCTGGATATGTTCGAAGATGTGGGCCTGGAATTTCTTCTGATTCTTGCCCTCTCCCGTCGCCTGCAGCTGCTGAAGCGCCTGCATGTGGGTCTGCAGGTGCATCTGATCGTCGTCCATGGCATGGGTCGGGACTTCGAAGCCCATCGCCATGAGCTGGTCTTCTTGCTGCGCCGGCACCGGCATCTGCTTCTCCGGCGAAACGAAGATCAGCGGCGCCAGCCGCGGCCCGAACGTGTTCTCCACGAGCTGCGTAATGATCGGGACCAGATTGACCTGGTAGCCATTGAGCTGCTGCGGCGGAATGCCCCGGATCACGTTCATCCCGGCGATCTGCTGCTGGATCGCCTGCGCGTTTTTCGCGCTCTCAACGCCGAGCCAACGGAATTGGTATTTAGTATCAAATTGAACAGGTTCCACTTCCTGCATCTGCGCCTGAACGCCCATCTCGCCGAACTGCCGGATGGTGATCGTCTCGTCCCGGTGCTGATGGTCCAATTCAATGAACATCTCCAGCATTGGCGTCAGGATGGCTTCCTCGATCACGGTAACGGCGTCGGCCGTCGTCAGCAAGTCGACCTGCTGCTCGCGCGCGACGTCGGCCTGGTTCGGCCGGGAGCCCTTGGCCGCCGCCGGCGCCGGTCCCTGCGTGATCGCCGCCGGTGAGACAGACAGGGTTTGCCCGATCTCAGCCTTGCATTCCCCCACCAACGCAAAACCATCTTTCCACATGTCAGGAAATTTGGCGAACTGGGTATCCTTCGGCGATGTCTCCCACACCGCGGCGAGGGACAGGATCATTGACCCAACCCGGGGGTTCTTCTCCGGGTCCGTCATCACGATCGGCATCAAAGCGTAAGCAGCGCTGTCCCATGCTTCATTTACAGCGTCGTTGGCGGCATACTGCATGTCGGCACAAGGCTTTACCTTGCTGATCCCCTTGAAGGATCCCGCCACTTTCTCCACCGGCGACGACAGCAGGGGGCAGCGATCCGACCAGTTTGGATTGCGCCGCGCGCCGAGGATCGAGTCCTCTCCGCCGAAGAACACCTGGCACAGCCGGCGCTCGCCCTGCACCTTGAGCAAAGTCCAGGTTTCGTAGACCTGGGCGTAGGTTGAACCGCCTGTTTCAGTCTTTATGCCAGCCGCGTCCACCATCTTCTTGTTTTTGTTGATTTCTCCGGGCTTGGAGACGCTGCGCATCTCCTGCAGCAGCTTCTCGCCGTCGTCCTTCCGGATCACCTTATCCGCGATCATTTGTCGGATCTTGCCCGCGGTCCAGCGCCGGATGATCGTCACGCTGCCGCCGGCAGCGATCGCCTCCTCGAGATCGTCAACGGTCTGGGGCAGCACCAGCACGTCGCTGTCCGAGATCAGTTCGACCGAGGGAAAGCCCTGCTTGAACTCCTCGTGCTCGATATCTTCGACGGGCTCCGCCGCGGGGTTGGGGATACCATCCTCCAGCTCGGGCTCTGCCTTGGTCTTGAACGTGACGTGGCGCGTGCGCTTAACCCACGACACATACACGTTATATTGCCCCTCGACGTCCCCGTTGCGAACGAGCGCGGGCATGATCTTGGTCCGCAGCTTGGTCTTGCGGACGTAGTGCTCGAGCAGAGCAACCTGCGAATAGGGCACGGTGCCGTCGATCGAGGTTACCTCGACGTAGCGGCCAGACTGAGGGAAAATCTGGTTGGTGAAACGGGTCTTGCGCGCGTTGATCGCGTTGTGGACGATCGGGACGAAGATTTTGGCGTTGCCGGAATAGAACTGCTTCGGGCCGAGCTTGCAGTTGTAGACGTCCCAGTAGTCCATCTGCTCGTTGGCACGTTCCCACTGCTCCGTATAGCCGAGCTCAACTTCGGCGTAGATCTCTTTCAGCTGGTCGCGCACCCCTGCGCGCCGTGAAATGTCGTCGCCACGCGCCGGCTCCCGTCGCTCGTCTTCCTCTTCGGCGTCGAGCTCGTCGACTTCCTTGGCGTCGTCTTCAGCCATGCTTCACCAGCGCTGAAATGTACCGCCGGCCGTCCGGCGTATAGGCGTAGTTCGGTGGGTTGTCCTCGTCCAAGTTAGCGGCTTTCAGCAAAGAAGCAAATGCTTCAATGCCTTCCATCAAAGTCTTGTACTGACCCTCGACCGCGAACTCCGTCAGCATCCCGCTCTTCTCTACCTCTTTTGCATACCCCCCGCTGAGCGCGTTGAGCGTCCAGCGCGCTTCCGTGCTGACTTTTACTGCGGGTGCGCCGCGGATCAGTCGTCGCAACAAGGACCGAATTTCATCCCGTCCAGCAAGCTCGGACCCGCCTCGACGCAGCTCAACAGGAATTTTACGGGCTGCCCCCCGCATTCCCACTGTGTCGTGATTAGAGAAATGGGCCAACCCTGCAACGACCCGAGGGGCTCGTCCGGCGTCAAGCCGAGCACTGGCCACAATGTCGGACAGCATCGCACCGGGATCGCCCTCACGTACCCAATCGGAGAAGACATGGAGAGCTCCATCTACGATCTGAAGCAACGCACCGGTAGTGTAGAGCGCTGTGCCGTTCACCGCCAGCCAGACTGGCAGCCTGTCCACAGGCTTTAGATCCTCAACGATGTTCTGGACGTTGAAGCCTTCGTACATGGGCTGACCCGGCCTAAGCCTTAAGGCGTAAGCGAGCGCGTTCGGAATATCTATTCGACCCGTGGGAAAGGAAAGAAACTGCGCGCGTGCTTCCGTCAGCTCCTTCGCGAAAATTATTTCTCCGGCTTTGGCGAAGGGCTGGAGTCCCCGGATGAAATCCATCTTACCCTTTGGCGCGTTAAGGGCACGCACCGGTATAGCGTAGCCTCGTCGAAGCTGCTCTTGTCGAAGGGGCTGCATGATGAACTCGTGCAGTCCGGTTTGTTCGACGCCGATCGTGATAGGGTGATATTCATTCTCCACCCTAAAAATGTCAGAGATAATTTCATCGGGTTTCCACAAATGCCCGTAGGCATCCCACACCAACATCTTGTTGCCGAGCCAAGACCACACCGCGACACCCGTGGTCGCTGAAGTCGTCTTCACCGTGCGCGCGGGATCGTACATCGCGTACACGGCCTGCCACGCGCGCACCGTCGGCTCGATCCGGAACATCTCGGACGTGAAGGGCTTCTGCGAAGCGTCTTCCGCGACGCACATGTATTCCTGATTGAACTCCGTGCCCATGCCGAGCCGGCGGTAGCTCTCGTACTCGCTATCAATCCACTCGAGCGAACGGCGCGAGGGCCACGTTGCCCGGCGTTCGCCGTTCTCGTCCTTGTACTCGATCGGATAGACGCGAACGATCCAGTCGCGATCGTCCTTCAGCTGCATGATCACGGCCTTGGGATGCAGCGGCGTGCCGTTGATGCGGATGCGGGCGCCGGGTGCAAGCGCGGGCTTGACCACCGACATGAGCCAGCGCATCGTCTTCTTTATCGCTTCTTCCGACGCGCAGGACTCCTCGTCCTCGATATCGTCGCCGAAAGCAACATCGGGACGGTGATCCAAATGCTTGGACCCGCGAAGACTTTGCCCGCGGCCAAACGCCTGGATGATCACACCATTCGAGAGGACGATCTTTCCTTCCGTCCATGTCTCGCCGACGAGGTTGCCGAACAGTTCCTCAATGTAAGGATTAGTCTCGATCTCGTGCTTAATCGCGGTGAGCCTTTCAACTGCGCGGGCATATGTCTCTCCCAAAATGATCCCGTTATGAAACTCCCGGAAGCACGCCTGCAGCGTTATTGATTCTTCCGCGAGCGTCGACTTCGCAGCGCCGCGGAACGCCATGATCAGCACCTGCGGTGCCGCCGAAGCCCAGAGATCGATGATCTCGTAGTGGAAGTCAGGCGTCTCCTGCGGGTGCCGGTGCCCGAACAGCGTGCGGTGCGCAAGCCTGCGGTTACGGCCGAGGCGCAGGATAGCGTCGCTACGTGCCTCGTCCGTGCTCATGTCTCGTTTACGTGGTTGAAGTGCCGATTGAAGCGCTCCGTCAATGCGTCCAGCCGTATTGTCTGTTGTTGCATGCGCTGGTCCATCGATGACATTCTCTCGTCCTGCACCGCGACTTTTGTGAGTATGTCACGCATCGCACGCATCTCTATCTCGACATTGATCATGCGTCCCCCGAATGTCTCGAGGCGGTCAGCATGTCGATCCAAATTCCCTTTGATGCCGAAATAAAGCCCAAACCCCCCGCCAGCGAAGCCGACCAGAGTGAAGCTGATCATTATCAACATGCCAACGTTGACAGTCCAATCCACGGTCATTTGCGCTTGAGCCCCTGCAACGCCGCGATGCGACTCTCGATCTCCTTCACGTCGTTGTCGCTCTGTGCGATCAATGCCGTGAGGTCGTTCTGAGTCTGATGCTCCTTCGCCGCCTTGAGCCGAAGCAGTAGCCCGTCGCGAGTCCGCAGTATGCGCTCACGCTGGTCCTGCGCAAGATCGATAACCGTGGTCACGAGCTCGCCCATGTCGGTGCGGGCGAGCCGCATTTCCTCCTTGACGAAGCTGCGCGTGGCGAGGAGGGGCAAGTCGAACATCGTCCACAGCGTCACGACGCCGATGATGCCACCGGCGCAGGCGCCCACTCCGGCGCCGATGCGGGCAAACAGGGAGAACCTGTTCTCACTTGACTCGGCAGGCATCGCGGATCTTCCCGTAGTCGGTCACGAGCACGGCCACGGGCGAGGCCGGGGGCAATGCGCGAAGCTGCTGCGCCGCCCGCTTCTGGAACTCCGCGGAGTACGTGGTTAGGGGCGGACAGCCGGAAACCGTGACGGTGCAGGCACCGAGCAGGATGCTAAAACACGCCGCGATCGAGAGCTTTGGCAGCATCTTCCGGTGTCCTGTTCTCCGCGACGATCTCGCCCTGCTTCTTCGCGATCTCGGTCTGGCGCTCGAGCATCTCGACCTGGACCTTGGCAGCGCCGAGCTCGCGCTGCACGCGCCCAAACATGAACGCGACCAGCGCCAGCAGCGCCCAGGAGATGCCGAAGATGTAGAGCCAGGTCATGCCGGTGTCGACTTGTTCGGAAGCAACCAGACCAGGAGCGGCGTGACCGCCACAATGATGGTGTTCACGGTGTCGGCGGAGATGCCGAGATTGAGCCCGAACACGCTGTTCAGGAGATAGATGACACCCATCACGATGGCCGCCAATGCCTTGTCAAAAGAAGTGAACATGTCCGCTCCCTACTGTGCCACGACGAGATCAGCGTAGAACATCTTGGCGACGTTGGCAATTTCGTAAGCCTTGTCGAGCCCGTTGATGATCTTACGTGCGTTAACCCAGTCAGTCTTGGCATCGTTGAAGAAGTCCGACAATTTCTTCCCCGTGAACGTCCCCTTCAGCATGCCGTCGAACATGATGAAGGCTGCGGCGTTGGGGTCGAGGGCGTTGTCGGGCTCGGCCACGATATCGAGACCGGTAACTTCGAGCACGCCCGCGCGCATGGCCTCGTAATTGCGCTTCCACGTGAGCTGGACGTAGCCGCGTCCGATCCAGGGCCAATATTTCTTCGACATGAGATACCGCTTGCCGCCGAGCTCCGTGATCGGCTGCATCGTGTGCGCGGTCTCCCACTCCGTCGTGGCGAGGATGTAGGCGAGCCAGCGCAGATCCGTCCACTCCCGGCGCTCCCACTCGTCCAGGATGAAAGTGATCCCCTTCACCTGGCCGGCGGTCAGCTTGCCCGGGAACGGACCGGAACGGATGCCGTCGAAGAATATTTTGCGGGAGATCATCGGCTCGTCGTAGCCGCTTTGACCGCCCACATGGCGGCTTCCTCGTAAGCGGTCTGCGCCAGCGCGCAGAGGCGTGCAACTTCGCCATTGCCGGGATATCCGGCTTTGACCTTCTCCACGAAGTCGATCATCTCGGCGGAGTGGCGCTTGATATCGTAGACGACACCTTCGCCGGAGGGATTGAACTCGACGCGAACGCGGTTTTCTCCGAGCGTGCTCACCGACCCCTCCCGCCCATGCGCTTCTGTCCGGCCTTGTCCATGCGCTTGTCGGCAGCCGTTTTCTCGAATTTCTTCACAGGCATGCCCATCTTCTTCGCCGCGGCCTTGTCCATGCGCTTGTCGGCGGGGGAACCTTCGAATTTCTTAGCCACCTGGATATCTCCCTAAATGCGAGTGTAGCCCTCTTCGAAGGCTTTGGTCGGCGACCACGAAGCATAGCCGTCTTTGTAGACGACGTAGTAGCCGAGATCATCCCCGCCGCTAAACTTGGGACGGAAATTCTCCCGCTTGATCGTAGCATAGCCGGGATCGGCCGGCGCGATAGTAGCGGTGCCGTCGGCATCGAACTCGATTGCCGCAATCTTCAACGCCCAGACCTTTTTATGGGACTGGTATCGCGGCATCTCCTTTGCAGGCCCCTGATCTTCAGCCACCTGGATATCTCCCTTTGAGCTCGGAGTTGTAGTAGGCGCCGGGCGAGCTGGCGTCCCGGAGACCTTCGTAAGTTTCACGTGAAACGTTGCTGAGCTGGTAAGTGCGTCCGCTGTGGAAGCGGACATGCAATGTGCTGGTGGCGTCGTCGTAGGCGCAGGCCGCGATATTGGAGGATTGGAGGGGAGTCCAGTCAAGCATCGGGGGGCTCCCCAGCCAGCGCGGCCGCGAGGCGCGCCGCTCCGGAATTTAAGTGGTGGTATTTGCCGTTATGGGCGGTGCGAATCCCCACGTTGCCGGCGGGGTGCACCGCGACTACGGCCAGGGCAATGATCTCCCCCGTCTTCACCTGCTCCAGCACGTCTTCGGCCAGGCGCAGGACGCCTTCCTCCACCGGACGCTGCGCCACCTTGAGGGGAGTGGGATCGGCCACGGGGGCTCCGGAAAAGCAGGGGCGGGGTTGGTGTGCGTGGGGCTGTCCCCGCCCCCGAAGGATGCGCTTGTCCACTCACCCGAGGGGAACGCCTTCGTGCGAGCAGCGGGAGGATGCACACGTAGCGGGGGAGTGTCAAGTTTGTGATTGTTTATGGCAAAGAAGGAGGGGTTATGGAGCCATGCGTTTTAGGTATGTTTCGTCGCTAAAAAGCCATAATCACTTCTTTAAAAAGCCTTTAGTTTTGTGAGATTTTTTTCTTAATTCAAATAAATACAATAATACCATTTAATTTTGGACTGAAATTCGCGGTATTTAAAAATCTGAATGATTTCAATCGAGATACTAGCTAGCTGGGAATTTAGGGGTGGGTGCTAGGTAGCTTATTAGAGGAGGCGAATTTTGAAAATTGAAGCGGCTAGGAATATATGGTCTAAAAATTTACGAAAACGGGGTCGGCACCCTCGATTTTCCCTGAGTTTCGAACTCTGCCACAATAATTAACGCGAATTACTGCCTCGCGCGGAGGTATCTAATTGACACACGCTAGGAATAAATGACATTTAACGCAATTTCGGTGCACTAGGCTGTGCAGTGCGGCGCACAATCGCGGAGAATAATCTATTTTGCTGCGGTATTCAGGTGCGATACGTTTAGAATAACATGCTATTAACCGATTTTAGCATGGTTTAATCTTTCCCATGCAAGAATGCATTGCCAGAAATATAGTATCCAACATCTTAGCCGGCGGCGCTAAGCCCATGGGATTGCAGAAGAATCCATCCAGGGACAGCCTATAATATTAATTTTCCAAAACAATAGGTAATAGGTCTTGCTGGGCATGTGCCCAGTGGTTGGGCACATGCCCTCCGCTCTTATGGGGTATCCTTCCGGCGCTGCTAATAAGCTAGGCATTGATATCATTGAACTTTTTACTAGCACGAAATCGGGCACACGAACTATTATTGCGCGACAATGGTACTATTGTATTTATTGTGCCCACACTGGGCACTGCGCCGGCGCAGTGCCCGCCATTGATATCATTGAAGAATTTGTGTGCCCATTTGGGCACTTGTGCCCGCAGCCTATTTTTGCTAATTACGTGTGCCCGCGATTAAATAGGTGGAAAATGGATGCAAAGACATTGAAATCAACACGTGAGCTCCTAAAACACACGCAAGCCAGCTTTGCCACCCTCCTGGGCATTGGCCGACGCGCCCTGATTCGCTACGAAAGCGGTGAGCGTCCCGTACCCGACAACGTGGCGCGGCGCCTCAAGACGCTCCCGCAGCCCAAGGCGGTATTGGCGCGCAATGAGGGGCAAGTCACACCGGAGCGCTTCCCCCGGCTCTACACGCGCATTGGCAAAGGCGCGAAGCAAGACACTCCAGGCCAGTATCATCCCTTCAACCTGTTTCCGGAGCTGCCGTGGTCACGCGACGCCAGCGGCGCAATCGTAGCGGATTGCTGCCCTGCAGTTGTCTTGTTCACGGAACGCTACGCGCAAGCCTGCGAGGCGCGTTACGCGGCCGATGTCGCGAAATGGGGCTCTAACAGTAGGCTTCCGCCGCCCACCTTCACGCTCGAGCCCGACAATCCTGTGGATAACTCGAAATAATTGTTCCTGCGTCACTCTGTCACACCCTCAAAACAGTTGACAGACTTACTAAGCGTATGAGATAAGGCTGTGTCGGCGCGGAAAGCGCCCTAAACACTGGAGAGTGAAAATGACCGAATACACCCCAAAGCATCTGAAGCGTTGGACAATGCCGCGCGACTATTTTGGCGCTGTATGGCCCAATTACTACGGTTCCGGCTGCGGGCAATCGCGCGATAGCGATTGCCTGGAGCGCTCTAACTTCCGGTGCATGCTGCAGGCCCTGGGCGGCGAGTCCGATACCGTCCAAATCGTGCGCGAATCGCATTGGGCCGTCGGTTGGGTCGAATGGATCGCGATTCATCAGGATGACGCCAAAGCGTTGGAGATCGCGGACAAGATCAAGGGCAAGCTCGCGGATTACCCCGTGGTCGATGAAGACGATTTGTCTGAGCTCGAATGTGAAGAGGCTGACGAAATCTGGGCGAATTGCTACAACGACGCGGGACGCCTCGCTTATATCCGCAAATACCGGGAACAATTCGACTTCAACGACTACGCCGACTTAATCGGCTGCGTTCGCGGTCGATATTTCTGCGGGTATGCGTCCGAACTCGTTTATCGTTAACCGCCGCCGGATAGCGGCAAACACTTGGAGAAGTGAAAATGTCTCAACATTACAGCAATCCAGACCGTGAATCCGATCCTTGGTCGTTGCCTGATCTCGAAGTCTTCGAGCTCACCGCGCGCGAGGTAGCGGAACGCGACGACGATATGATCCACGAATATATGAAGGAGCATCGATTCCGTTTGGCCAGCATAAATTCGCGGGTTCGCGATGCCATGTTCGATGAAATGATTCGAGATAATGGAATCGAAGGCGGATGGTTTTATTGGTATTGCTTTCCCGGTTGCATGCCGGACAGCGATGCCATGGGCCCATACGCCACGCGCCAAGAGGCGCTGAAAGCGGCGCAAGATGACGCAGCGGAGGGTTTCTAAATGAAAACCCTCATTCTCGCTTGCTTCGCCCTGCAGGCCACATCGGCTTGCGTCTTTTTCCTCTTAGCGTGGAGGGTAATCGAATGAACGAATTGCTCGAGCTGGCCAGCGCTGCGCGCGCTGTGTTGATGTATCGCTATTGCGTCAAAGATGGCGCGGGGCGCGTCGAAACTAATGAGGGCATAGCCCGTGCTTTTGCGCGACTTGCTGAAGCAATCCGGAGGCTTGAGAAATGACTCTCAAAGACGCTGCCGAGCTCGCCCTCGTGCTCGCACGCAACGCCAAAGAGCCGGCGCCGCCGCTCCACTGCGTCGCGCAGGACGTCGCACGCTTGCGCCGCTGCGGCCGGCGCGCGCTGACGCGTGGCGTCAACTGGTGCAACGTGCCCGGCTACGACGCCGAGAAGTCTAAGGAGTCGATCCTACGCGGTGTGCAGGACGCAATCGAGGCGTACCGCGTGACTAAAATAGATATCGGTGGCGATCCGCGCGGCGGGTCGTGCCTCACGCTGCACTTCGCAGATGGCGCAACAAACCGGTTTGACCGGGAAGGATGGAGCATATGAACGTCAAGGCACGAGAAATCAGCAATTCAGACGACGTAATAGATTCCCGCGACGTGATTGCGCGCATTGAAGAGTTAGAAGGCATGGGGATCGACAAAAACCTTGCCTTAAAAGACTTAGACGAACTCAACGCCCTGCGCGCATTGCAAGAAGAAGCGGAAGGCTATGCACCCGATTGGCAGCACGGCGCGACGCTGATTCGCGATTCCTATTTCGAGGACTATTGTGAAGAGCTCTGCAAAGATATCGGTGCTCTGCCCCAGGATATACCTAGTTATATAGAGATTGATTGGGCAGCTACCGCCGAAAACCTGAAAGTGGACTACACTAGCGCGGACTTCGACGGCGTTACTTACTGGGTCCGTTGATGGAAGCCTGGGCCCTTGTCTTCGCTGCAAACCTCGCTCTATCCCCCGAACGGGGGATAGACATGCAGTCGGAAGACGCGTGCGTTCTCGCTGCGAAGGCGATCACGCTTCGCCTCGCCGTCGACGCCATCTGCGTCAACTCGTTTGACGGGCGCGTGCTCTGGTTCAGCAAGGGGAGGCAGCTCTAATGTTTACGCTCAAAGTGATCGTCGGCGGCGTTGTCCGTCTCGTGGAGCCCGGCGTGTCCTTCGACCGCTGGCGCCGGCTCGCCCCTACGATTGAGCCCTATATCCAGGATCTTGTGCCTGCTGGGCGCGTGGTTCTGCTTGCAGAACCCGCAGATGGCAACGTAACGCATATTTTAGGGGTGTGGCGATGAACGATTTAACGAAACAAATCGATGATATGCAGGTGGAGCTCGCGCAGTACCGCGAGCACGTCCCCCTGCTCAAACAAGCGCTCAACGCCGCGGAAGCGGAGATCGCCACCCTCACGCGCCGGCTCGACATATCGGAGCACCAGCGCGCCCTCAACGCGTCGCGCGTCGGCACGGCGCTGCGCGCCTTGCTCGACTGCAGTCTCATTATCAACGATATCATCAACCGCACGCAGCAGCTCGGCTTCGTGGCGGACCCCGCGCAGACCCCCGTTATACCGCAACCCGCGAAACCGGAGCACGGCGGCGGTGCGAAGGACGACGGCGCCGAGATCCCCGCGTTTCTCAGCAACGGTAAGCCGGAGGAGGCACGATGACGCTTCTGCAAAAACTCGAGCGGGAAGTTAAGCGGCTGGATCGCGAAGTGCGGGCGTCGGTCTTATCCTACAGCTACGCTGACCGCAAAGCGGACCAGCGCGAGTTGCTGGAGCAGGCAATCGCGGCGCTCCGATGCAAATCGTAACCCTCGATTTCGAGACTTATTTCGACGACGAGTACACGCTTAAAAAATTAAGCACTGAAGCCTATATCCGTGACTCGCGCTTCGAGGCGCTAGGCTTGGGCGTGCGCTTCGTTAACGGCGAGCTGCGGTATTTTCCCGATCCTGACGAGTTTCTTCACCACATGCGGGAAGAGCCATCTAAGTTTGCCGTTCTCTGCCACCACGCCCACTTCGACGGTTTGATTCTCTCCCATCACTACGGAGTGAAGCCCCATGCGTGGCTGGACACGCTTTCAATGGCTCGCCTTCTCCTCGGCAATCACCTATCTGTCTCTCTGGATAGCCTTGCTCGCCATTTTGGGCTCAGCGCTAAATCTGTCCCTTACGACCTCTTTCGGGGCCGGCATTGGGCTGACCTATCTCTTGCTGCGCAGCGCGAGGTAGCAAACGGCTGCCTCCACGACGTCGCCCTCACTTGGGACATCTTTAATAAACTGGCGCCGTCCTTCCCCGTGGAAGAGTATCCCGTGGTCGACGAAACGATTCGCATGTTCACGGAACCTCGCCTTGAGGCCGATATCGATCTCTTGGGCAAAGTATGGAGCGAAGAGAATGAGCGTCGTCGAGCGGGTCTGGCTGATCTCGGTGTCAGCGATAGCGATCTACAATCTAGCGATAAATTTGCTGATCTTCTCCGCGCTGCAGGAGTGGAGCCAGCGACTAAAGCTGGAAAAAACGGACCCATCTACGCCTTCGCCAAAACCGACGAGTTCATGAAGCAACTGCTCGAGCACGATGACGAACGCGTGGCGCTGCTCGCCGCTGCCCGGCTTGGGATCAAGAGCACGATCGACCAGACCCGGGCGGAACGTTTGGGCTGGATGTCCAGGCGTGGATCTACGATGCCGGTCTATCTCAGCTACGCAGCCGCGCATACCACACGCTGGGGCGGTGGGGATAAAGTGAACTGGCAGAACTTCAGGCGCGTCGATAAGAAATCGGGCAAGGCGTACATCCGCCAGGCGATCAAGGCGCCGGCGGAGCACGTGATAATCAAGGCGGACAAATCGCAAGTGGAATGCCGCTTTTTGAATATGGTGGCGGGCCAGTGGGACGTAATTGAGCGCTTCGCAAAAAAGGAGGATCCCTATGTCGGAATTGCAAGCAAGTTCTACGGACGGCCTATTACGCGAAGCGATGAAGCTGAGCGAGGGGTTGGTAAACAGCTTGAACTTTCATGCGGCTACGGTGCAGGCGCTAGTACCATTGTCCGCACGGCAGCGCGCGGGACTTATGGCCCTCCAGTCAAGCTTACTGAGAGTGAAGGACTGCTTGCACGAGATTTGTATCGCGACACACACCCCGCCGTCGTGCAGCTCTGGAAGCAAGCGGGAAGAATCATTGCAGGACTTGCGGGAACGACAAGCCCTATTAGGTGGGGAGTCCTGACCGTACATTCGAACGCAATTATTCTGCCTAACGGCTGTCCCCTCCACTACCCCGAGCTCGAGTACCACCGCGACGTCGAGACCGGTGACGAGTTCTGGCGCTACCGCACCCGCCACGGCTGGGCGAAGCTGTACGGCGGCAAGCTCGTGGAGAACGTAATCCAGGCGTTGTCGCGCGTAGACATGTCCCAAACCATTCTGCGATTGCGGGCACGGGGCTACCGCGTTAGCCTGATGGAGCACGATGCGCTCGCGATCGTCGCCCGAAACGATTCGCAGCTTGACAAACATGTTGAAGTCGTTAAGGCTGAAATGAGCCGGTCGCCGACGTGGTTGCCTGGCATTCCGCTGGACTGTGAAGTAACCGTAGGAGAACGGTATGGCTAGCAAACGCAGGACCAAAGAAGCGAAAGTGATGGGCGAGTTCAAGCGCGGCACGCTCCACTCCGGATCGAAGACCGGTCCGAAGGTGACGAGCCGGAAGCAGGCCGTCGCGATCGCGCTGAGCGAAGCGGGAAAGAGCAAAAAGAAATGAAACTTCCCGTAGTCTCATATACGTTTTTGCGTAACTGGGAAAATTGTCCCCGGAAAGCGCATCATATTCACGTTTTAAAAGATTTGCCCAAGCAGCCTGATAGTGAACTTGTGGCTATGAAACACGGAATAGCTGTGCACGATGCGATGGAAGCGCGCTTGAAGAAAAAGAAACCGTTACCCGAGACGATGCAGAAGTGGGAACGCTTCTGCGACTTCGGTGCGCACCCCATCGAAGTTGAGCTCAAAGTAGCGATCCGCTCCGATGGTAGCCCCTGCCAGTTCTTCGATTCCGACGTCTGGTGCCGGGGCAAGGTCGACGTCGCGGTGTTCCACGACCCCGCGCTCACCTGCGCCATCTTCGACTGGAAGACGGGCAAGAAGCGCGAGGATCCCGCCGAGCTCGAACTGCATGCGATGATGCTGCAGCGCCGACACCCGCAGTACAAAACCATCGTGGGCCATTACGTCTGGCTTGGTGACAACGAGATCGGTGCGCAGCACGATCTCAGCGACGGTGCGAGCGTACTCGCGAGCACGCAGCGTCAAATGGCCGAAATTCAGAAACACGCCGACGTCGGTTATTGGCCCCCGCGGGAAAACCCGCTCTGTGGCTGGTGTCCGGTGCGGAGCTGCGAGTTCAATCCGAAGAGATGAAGATGGACGTACTCGCGGTATTCGCTCTCCTGATTTTCCTTTACGGGCCGCCGGATCGAGATTGGTGGTTCGAGTGCTGACGAAAAGATAGGGATGGCATGACACCAAGCAGTTTCCCACTTCGGATCGAAAACCAGCGGCGCATCGATCGCGCGTTGTGGCCGGTCGCCGCCTTCATTCTGGGGCTCGGCGGCCAGAATTGGTACTACGCGCGGCTGTCCGCCTACACGCCCTGCTACGAAGCGGGCTGGCAAATCTCGATGTGGATTTACATGAGCATCCCGGTTGTCGTGCTTGTCGGGATTGGAATTGGGATCGGCTATTGGCTGGGAGCACGTTAACCCCATGACAAGGCCGTTACCCAGGAGCAACACATGAGCCGTTCTGGATACACCGACGACTTCGGCTGCGATGCCGAGTGGCAGCTCATCATGTATCGGGGCGCGGTCAAGAGCGCCATGCGCGGCGCCCGTGGCCAAGCCTTCCTCAAGGAATTGCTGGCCGCGCTCGACGCAATGCCGGAAAAGCGGCTGATCGCGAAGTCGTTTGAGGTCGAGGATGGGGCCGTATGCGCACTCGGCGCAGTGGGCGCGAAGCGCGGCCTCGATATGACCAAGCACAACACGGCTGACGAGGACGGCTACGACCAGGGCGACGGCGCGGAATCGGCGGCCGGTGAGCTTGGCATCGCCACCGCCATGGCCCGCGAGATCATTTGGATCAACGACGAGGGTGGCCCCTCGTATCACGGCAAAGAAACCCCGGAGGAACGCTGGGCTCGCGTCCGCGCATGGGTCGCCAAGAAAATCCTGCCAGACGACTACGTGAGGGTGATCCGATGACCGCCATCGTTCCCGACACCATAGCGATGCCCAACAGCATGGCTCGGTGGTTGCGCCTCGAAGCGCAGCACTGGCCGCACCTAGGCCCGAAGCTCGTAG